GTAGCGCGATGACAGACACGGCGAAGTTGAAAGCGATTCTTAAAAGATCCGGGTACAAGCTGAATTTCGTTGCCGACAAACTGGGACTTACATATTACGGCTTTGCTAAGAAGCTGAATAACGGGTCAGAATTCAAAGCCGGCGAAATTCAGGCGCTGTGCGATCTTTTGCGTATCAGCGCGGAGGATCGCGATTCTATATTTTTTTGCCGTAAATGTAGATAAAACATCTACATAGCGAAGGACGGACGAATAGACGAGGAGGTAACCCAATGAAAGTAAGACAGTTCCTGAACAAGCTCCTTTATGCGTCCAGCTCGATTCACCGCATTTTCGTTGTTCGCGGCGTGGAAGAGAAAACGCAGCTTGTCGGCGTCGCGGTTAATCCGATGGCAACGGACACGCCGTATGAAGCGCAGCTCAACGCGACGCTCGTTTCTTTCCGCATCGTTGGGGAAGACCTGACGATCTACGTGGAATGAGGAGGGCGTGGGACCAGGCAGAGGCAGAAAAACAGGCCCTCGGTTAATTTGGGGTCTGCTGGCTGACAAATTAAGTGTAAGGAGGTGAGAGCATGAACGATCGAGACGGCAGCATTGAGCTTCGGCTCAACACGAAGAAGGTGGACGAGGCTTTGAGTAAAGTCCGCGAGCTGTATGCGGCAGTAGAAAAAGCCAACGCAGCGGCAACTGCGTTGGCCAAGATGCTGGACGGGCTAACGGTCCGGATCGACTATGTTTAGCTCGACCTTGAGGAGATACCCGCAGCGCGGGCAGGGGGTCACGCCCTCGCGGACGGCGGCAACCAATCCGCATTTGGGGCATTTGACCTTGAAGATTTTCGCGTGAACAGCCGCCTTAATTTTTTCCAGCGCGGCGTGTTCATCGAATGAGAAGTTTCCAGTCATACATTCACCTCCTTCTCGTGCATCGTATCACGAAAAGGAGAAATAACTCAAGGGGAGGTGAGAACATGAACGAATTGAAAGAAATGCTCATGGAGCAGCTGCAACTACTCCATGAGCACTCCAAGCACGGATGCTGCATGCCCGGCGAACTGGTCGATCTGTCCAACGCCATGGCACACATCGCGGAAGTTTTGGTTCAGATCAGGGAGTCGAACATAAGAGCGGGGAGGTGATGACATGAAACCCAAAAGCTGTTTTCCAAATTTGTTGGCGGAGATCGCCCGGCGGGGGCTGACCATATCCGGCATGGCCGCAGAGCTCGGCAGAGCCCGCGACACGCTCTCGCGGAACTTCAACGGCTCGCTGCGCATCGACGAGGCGCTGCGGATCCGCGACCGGTATTTCCCGGATTGCAGTCTCGACTATCTCTTTGAGAGGAGATGAGCCGACAACAACTTTACACTCTTAGTGTATTGCATATTGCGTAAAAATTCAAGCGAACAAAATAGAAAACACAAGATATAGAAAACCCATAAATCAACAAGGAGACAGAACCATGAATGACAAATTTGTACTGATCCGGAAGCGGCCGGCGCCGCCGAAGGACGAGAGGAAGATGCTGTCGATGAGAGACAGCACCTACAACATCGTTGCGGGCTGGTATGAGGCCCTCGGAAGGACTACGAGCATGACCGACATCGTCGGGCTGGCGATCCAGTTTGCCGCCGAGCATGTGGTATTCGTGGATGAAGAAAGCGGGGAGGCGGAAAAGCATGGATAACGAGGTATTGGAGCTTCAGCTCGCGGAGCTGAAAGCGGCGTTCCCCGGAAAGGTCATGATCCCGCTGTCACACGCGGCGCGGTATCTCCGGGTAGACCCCCGGACGCTGCATGCCAACCACTCATTTCCGATGCGGAAGTTCAAGCGTATGTGGTATGTGAACCTCGTGGCGCTGGCCAAGTGGATGGTCCGATAAACGCGGGCGCTTCGGCGCCCGGACAAAAAAACTACATAAAGGAGATAAGAACCATGAGAAAAACAAAGGCGGCGTTCGCTACCACGGCGATCATGACATTGCTTGCCGCCGTGATCTTCTTCGTCTGGAAGTTTGGAAACGGCCTCGGCTTTACGATCATCGAAGGCATTTTCGCGGTGTACGGCTTTGCGAGCCTTGCGGACGACTGCTGCCGCTGGCTGCAGATGCCGGACACGGCAATCATGAGAGGAGGACAAAGAATATGAGCGCCAATATCACCATTGAGCTGTGCGCGGAGGACCGCGCCCGGCTCGACCACATCAACGTAAATCTGACCGAGCTGATACTGCGGGTCATGGGCAGCCAGAAGAGCGACACGGGCGAGGTACTGCGCCGGGCCGCGCCGGAGCTCGCCGGGAAGTTGGCGGAGCAGCACCCGGTCACGGAGCCGTTCGAGGAGCTGCCGAAGGCGGAGCCGGTCCCGTTTGAGCAGCCGAAGCCGGAGACGCCGCAGTACAAGCCGGAGGACATACAGCAGAAGGTCGTGGCGCTGTCCGCGAGCGGCAAGAAAGCCGAGGTCCGCGAGATCGTCAAGAGCTACGCCGAGAAGGTGAGCGCCATCCCGGCGGACAAGTTCGGCGAGGTCATGGCCCGGCTGGCCGGACTGGAGGGGTGAGCATGTCGAGCGCGATGAACCACAGAGCCCGGAGCCGCCGCTCCTACGCCAAGCACCGCTCCGCCTGCAGCGGCCACGCCCGCCGGACGATCTTCCGGCAGACGCCCAAGAGACGGCCGGGGCTGCGGGAGCTGCTGCGCAGGGCGTTCAAGCCGAGAGGCCGGGAGGCCAAGGGGGACGCCGAATGAAAAAGGTGATCTATATCGCGGGGCCGATCACCGGCGTGCCGCGCTACTGGGAAGCCTTTGAGACCGCCGAGGACGAGCTGACCGCCGCGGGATATCTGCCGCTCAGCCCGGCGCGCATGCCGGACGGCATGGAGAACGAGAAGGCCTTGCGGATCTGTCTGGCGATGATCGACGCCGCGGACGCGGTGCTGTTTCTGCCCGGCAGCTCCCGGAGCCGCGGCGCTTCTCTGGAGCACCGCTACTGCGAGTATACCGGCAAGCCGTGGGCTCGCAGCATCAAAGAACTGAAGGAGGCAAGGGCTGCATGCAAGAGCTTAATGATCACAGCGCCCGGGCGCACGCTCTGCTGAGCGCGTCCAGCTCGCACCGCTGGCTCAACTGTCCGCCGTCGGCAGTGGCGGCGGAGGCCTACCCCAACGAGGGGACGGAGTTTACCCGTGAGGGGACGCTGGCGCACGAGGTGGCGGAGATCGTGGCGCGGGAACACGTCCGGCCGGAAAGCGGACGGGACGGTTTCGCGCCGGAAGTCACACAGGAGATGCTCGATTGCGCCGCGGGCTACCGGGACTATATTCACGAGCAGATCAGGACCGACGGCGCCACCGTGCTGCTCGAGCAGCGCGTGGATTTTTCGGCCTGGGTGCCGGACGGCCTCGGCACGGCGGACTGCATCATCGTGCAGGACAGGACGATCACCGTTATCGACTACAAGTACGGGCAGGGCGTCGCGGTGGACGCGAAGGAGAATACCCAGATGATGCTCTACGCGCTGGGGGCGCTCAACCTGCTGGGGGATCTCTTCGATATCGAGACGGTGGAGATGCACATCTACCAGCCGCGCATCAACAACGTGAGCACATGGAGCGCCGCGGCCGCGGATCTTCTCTACTGGGCGGACAAGACCGTCAAGCGGATCGCTGCCGAGGCCGCCAAGGGCAAGGGAAAATACAAGGCCGGGGCATGGTGCCGGTTCTGCCCGCACGCGGGCCGCTGCCGTCAGCTCACGAAGACATGCACCGAGTACGTTGAGACGCACAGCCTGCGCGTGGCCGTGCCGGTGCTGGCGCCGCACGAGGTGGCGGGAGTGTTGGAGATGGAGCCGCTCATCAGTCTCTGGCTCAAGCGCGTGAAGGCGCAGGCCATGGACACACTGCTTGGCGGCGGCGAGGTTCCGGGGTTCAAGGTGGTCGAGGGCAAGCTCGGCAACCGCAAGTGGACCGACGAGGTGAAAGTCGCCGAGGCGCTCAAGGCCGCGGGCTACGGCGCCGATGAGTACACCGAGACGAAGCTGCTCAGCCCCGCGGCCATGGACAAGAGCCTCGGCAAGAAGAAGGTCGCCGAGCTGCTGGAGACGCTGATCGACCGCGCGCCCGGCGCGCCGACGATCGTACCGGCGAGTGATAAGCGCCCGCCGCTCGACCGGGCGGCGGAAGCGATAAAAGACTTTGAATAAGGAAGGAGACTAAAAAATGAATTACGCGAAAGCGCAGAAGGACGTACTGACCCTTCTGACCAAAACCCCGAAGGCGGTCATGCACTGCGTTATTCCCAACGGCCGGGTGGGGTTCGCCGTGGACGGCGTGCTGGGCTTTATTTTCCCAGAGGACGCCAACTGGATCGACTGCGAAAAGGTCGAGGCGTCCATCAGCCTCTCGTCCTTGCATCTGCCCTCGGGCTCCGCTTCCGAGGTGCTGACGCCGACCGAGAACCTTATAGACCGAGACGGCATAATCGCTCGTGAGTTCAAAAAAGGGCGATATAACGGCGAGTACAAGAGCGTGTTCGTCCAGGAGAAGTATCTCAAAAACTTCGACATGCCGACCTTGTACCAGGCTATTGACAAGCCCGTGGGCATTATCTCGATCACCGAGACCACCCAGCTGGAGGGCGAGCATTTGGTCGGCTTCGTCCTGCCGTACCGTCTCACAGAAAACTAAAACATTTCATAAAGGAGATTGAAAACAATGGCAAATACCAAAGTAGTGACCGGAAAGGTACGTTTTTCCTACTGCAACATCTTTGAGCCGCGGGAGCCGCAGGGCGGCGGCGAGGCGAAGTACAGCGTTACGCTGCTGATCCCCAAGAGCGACACCGCGACGCTGAATAAGATCAAGCTGGCCATCGCCGAGGCTCGCGAGGCATTCTGCGCCCGCAACGGCGCGAACGCCCTGCCGGCGAAGCCCAACCACACGCTGCACGACGGCGACGGCATGCGCGACAGCGGGGAGGAGTTCGGCTCTGAGTGCAAGGGCTGCTACGTTATCACCGTGAGCAGCAAGCAGAAGCCGATCGTTGTGGACAATATGCGCAACGCGATCACGGATCCGCTGGAGGTGTATTCCGGCTGCTACGGGCGCGCGGCGATCAACTTCTTCGGCTACAGCAGCAACGGCAAGAAGGGGATCAGCGCGGGGCTGCTCAGCATTCAGAAGCTGCACGACGGCGAGGCGCTCGGCGGCAGCCGCGGCAGCGCGGACGACTTCGACGACGACTACCGCGACGCAGAGGCCGACGATGACTTCCTCAACTAAGCGCCGGCTGCTCATCGACCTGGAGACGTACAGCAGCGCCGATATTACCAAGACCGGGGCCTTCAAGTATGCGGAGGCCCCTGACTTTGAGATTTTGCTGCTGGCCTGCGCCTGGGACGATGGGCCGGTGCAGGTGATCGATATGACCGGCAGGGAACCGGTGACGGATGAGCGCACGGCGGCAAAGGCGACGGCGCTCGCCTCCGTGGTCGCCGGGATAACCGACCCCGACACGGTGAAGGTCGCCCACAACAGCGCTTTCGAGCGGGCCTGCCTGACGCGGTATCTGGGCCGCGATCTGCCGCCGGAGGAGTGGGAGGACACGATGATCCTGGCGGCGATGAACGGTCTGCCGCTCAGTCTGGACGCCGCCGGTGCCGCGCTGGAGCTGCGGGATCAGAAGATCCGGGAGGGCACGGCGCTCATATCGTATTTCTGCAAGCCGTGCAAGCCCACCATCGCCAACGGCGGGCGGACGCGGAACCGGCCGGAGCACGCGCCGGACAAGTGGGAGCGGTTCAAGGCCTACTGCAAGAGGGACGTCGAGGTCGAGCAGGCCATCTACCGGCGGCTGCGGAGCTTCCCCGTGACGGACTTCGAGAGGAAGGTATGGGCGCTGGACGCGAGGATCAACGAGCGCGGCGTCAGGATCGACACCGGCCTTGTGGCGGCTGCCATTGCGCAGAACGAAGCATTCACGACCAGGCACATGGCCGAAATGCGGCGGCTCACGGGGCTGGAGAATCCGAACAGCGTGGCGCAGCTCAAGGACTGGCTGGAGACCGCCGGCATGAGCGCGGACAGCCTGAACAAGGCCGCGGTGCTGGAGCTGAAGGACAAGGCCACAGACCCCACGACGCGGCGCGTGCTGGAGCTGCGGCAGCAGCTGGGGAAAACCAGCGTCACCAAATACGAGGCCATGCAGAGCGCCGTGTGCGCCGACGGGCGCGTGCGCGGGCTGCTGCAGTATTACGGCGCGGGCCGCACCGGACGATGGGCGGGGCGGCTCGTCCAGGTCCAGAATCTGCCGCAGAACCATCTCGCCGGGCTCGGTCTCGTCCGCGAGCTTGTCCGGGAGCGCGATCTTGAGACGCTGGAGCTGTGCTTTGACAGCGTGCCGGACGTGCTCAGCCAGCTGATCCGCACGGCGTTTGTGGCCGGGGAGGGGAACATCTTCCACGTTGCCGACTACTCCGCCATCGAGGCGCGCGTGATCGCGTATCTGGCGGGGGAGAAGTGGCGCATGGACGTGTTCCGCAGCGGCGGGGATATCTACTGCAGCTCCGCCTCCGCCATGTTCCGGGTGCCGGTCGTGAAGCACGGCGTCAACGGGCATTTGCGGCAGAAGGGCAAGATCGCGGAGCTGGCTTGTATCGCGGAGGGACAACTCGTGCTTACCGACGGCGGTCTGGTGCCGATCGAGGATGTCACCACCGGCATGAAGGTGTGGGACGGTATTGAGTGGGTGAGCCACGGCGGCGTCATTTGCAAAGGAGAAAAGGAGGTTTTGACCTATGGGGGACTGGAGGCGACCGCGAACCACATCGTATGGGTCGAGGTCGAAGGGCAACCGGGGCAAATACGATTCGGAGACGCCCCCGCCAGCGGCGCACGTCTCATTCAAACCGGAGCAGGTAGGCACCCGCTTCGGGTTGGTGGAGATAATCAGCCCGGAGAAACGGTGGAGCGAGCGGTGGAACCACTGCTACGTCTTGACGAAGTGCAGCGGATGCGGAGCAATACAGTGGCAGGAACTGGGGAACCTTCGGACCGGAAAGTCGAAAGGGTGCCAGAGCTGCTCCCAACAGAGAGCTGTTCCACGCTGGCTGGACAGACGATTCACGGCGGCAAAACAGCGATGCACCAACCCGAAGGACGGAAACTTCAAGAACTACGGAGCGCGGGGCATCGAGTTCCGCTTTCCGAACGTGACGGCGGCTTGCCTCTACATGATAGAGACGACTGGGCTGCCCTCTCGGGAGATGGAGCTGGACAGAATCAACGTAAACGGTCACTACGAACCGGGGAATCTGCGGTGGGTGACGCATCAGGAGAACTGTCAGAACCAACGGCGCTTCCTCGAAAAGTGAAGGTATACGACATCCTGAACGCGGGCCCGCGTCACCGCTTCACCGTTTCCGGTGTGCTGGTGCATAACTGCGGCTACGGCGGGGGCGTCGGGGCGCTCCGGGCGTTCGGCGCGGACAAGATGGGGCTGACCGAGGAGGAGATGCAGGACATCGTCACGCAGTGGCGGGCGGCGTCTCCGGCCATCCCGCGGTTCTGGCGCGACGCGGAGAGCGCCGCCGTCCGCGCGATCAACAACCCCGGCCGGACGACCACGGTGCCCTGCGGGGTGAAATACCGCCGGGACGGCGACGCCCTGCGCTGCCGTCTGCCGAGCGGACGCATTTTGAGCTATTGGGACGCAAAGCTCGACACCGACGGCTCGATCTGCTTCATGGGGCAGAACCAGACCACCCGCAGGTGGGAAAAGACGGGCACATGGGGCGGCAAGCTGGTGGAGAACATCGTGCAGGCCTACGCCCGGGACTGTCTCGCCGTCGCCATGGTGCGTCTGGCGGAAGAGGGCTGGAAGATCTGCTTCCACGTCCACGATGAGGTCATCGTCGAGGCGCCGATCGGGACAAGCTGGGAGCAGGTGGCGGAGGTCATGGGCCGCCCGATCGACTGGGCGCCGGGGCTGCTGCTACGCGGAGACGGCTACAGCACACCATTTTACAGGAAGGACTGAACAAAGGAGGGGCGATCCTATGGACGTCCAAAATGACAAGGCGCTGGACATCGCCCTGGGCAACAGCCGAAAGACCAAGACGTGGAAGAACAAAACCGTCCGGTGGTCGGAGCTGCTGGACCGGCTGAGCACCGTTACGCGCACGCCGGAGACCATGGCCGAGTACAAGGCCATGACCCGCGAGCAGCAAAGCCGGATCAAGGACGTGGGCGGGTTCGTCGGCGGCTACTGCAACAACGGCAGCCGCTCCGACATCCGCTTCCGCTCGATCCTCTGTCTGGACGCGGACTTCGCCGACGGCGATCTGTGGCCGGACTGGGAGCTGCTGTACGGCAACGCCGCGGCGATCTACTCCACGCACAAGCACACAACGGAAAAGCCGCGGTACCGGCTCGTGGTGCCGCTCTCGCGCAGCGTGGACTGCGACGAGTATCAGGCCATCGGCCGGCGCGTCGCCGCCACGCTGGGCATCGACAAGTTTGACGACACGAGCTACCAGCCGCAGCGCATGATGTACTGGCCGAGCTGCAGCCAGGACGCGCCGTATGTATTCCGGCACACGGACGGGGCGTTTCTTGACCCCGACACGGTGCTTGCCACCTACCACGACTGGCACGACGTGTCCGGCTGGCCCATGAGCAGCCGCGTGGCGGAGATCGTCCGAAAGAGCGCTGCCAGGCAGAAGGACCCGCTGGAGAAGGGCGGCATCGTAGGCGCGTTCTGCCGGGCGTACAGCATTCAGGAGGCCATCGCCGAGTTCGTGCCCACCTACCGGGCCTGCGACGATCCCGGGCGCTATACCTATACCGAGGGGAGCACCGCCGCCGGTGTCGTGATCTATGACGACAAATTCAGCTTTTCCCACCACGGCACAGACCCGGCGAGCGGGCAGCTGTGCAACGCCTGGGATCTTGTGCGGCTGCACCGCTTCGGCGAGCTGGACAGCGAGTGCAGCGCGGACACGCCGGTGAGCAGCCGAGCGAGCTACCGTGCAATGGCGCAGCTTGCGAGCGGGGACAAGCGCGTCAAGGCGCAGATCGTCACCGACCGCATGAGCGAAGCCGCGGCGGACTTCGGCGAGAGCGCGGAGGACGGCGAGGACTGGAAGGCGCAGCTGCGCATCACCGAGAAGGGCGCGATCGCGCAGACGATCGAGAACGCCGTCATCATTCTGCAGCACGACCCGCAGCTCGCCGGGCGGCTGGCGCTCAACGAGATGGAGCACAGCATCGTGAGCCTTTCGAGTCTCCCGTGGCGCGCCGGGCGCGGCGCGGGGCAATGGACCGACGCGGACGACGCGGCGCTGCGGTACTATCTCGAGCGCACCTACGGGCTGACCGGCAAGGACCGCATCTTTGACGCGGTGAACGTTGTGGCGCTGCAGAACAAATTCCACCCGGTGCGGGAGTATCTGGACGGCTGCGTCTGGGACGGCGTGCCGCGCGTAGAGACGCTGCTTGTGGACTATCTCGGCGCGGAGGACACGCCGTACACCCGCGCCGTTACCCGAAAGGCGCTGACGGCAGCGGCCGCCCGCATCTATGACCCCGGCTGCAAATTTGACCATATGCTGACGCTCCGGGGCCGGCAGGGTATCGGCAAGAGCGCTCTGATCGCCCGGCTGGGCGGGCGGTGGTTCTCCGACAGCTTCACGACGCTGCAGGGCAAGGACGCCTATGAGCAGGTGCTCGGCGTCTGGATCATGGAGGTCGGCGAGCTGGCCGGCATGCGCCGGGCGGAGGCCGAGACCATCAAGCTTTACATATCCAAGCAGGTGGACCGCTTCCGCCCCGCCTACGGGCGGCGGACGCAGGAATTCCCGCGGCAGTGCATTTTCATCGGCACCACGAACGAAGCGCAGTTTCTGCGCGACCGCACGGGCAACCGGCGGTTCTGGATCGTGGACACGCCGAACGAGCCGAGGCGCAGTCTCTGGGACGAGCTGACGCCGGAGACGGTGCGGCGCGTCTGGGCGGAGGCCGCGGAGCTTTATCACGCCGGGGAGACGCTGTATCTGCCGCCGGAGCTGGAGAGCGTCGCCCGACGGGTGCAGGAGAGCTTCGAGGAGGAGAACCCGCGGGAGGGCATCGTGCAGGAATATCTTGAGCGGCTGCTGCCGGAGGACTGGGACACGATGGATCTGCCCGCGCGGCGGCTGTGGCTGGAGGGCACGCAGGAGGGCACGGTGCGGCGCCGCACCGTTTGCACGATGGAGATCTGGGCGGAGGCGCTCGGCGGCTGCCCGGACCGGCTGGACCGCTACGACGGCAAGGAGATCCGCGAGATCATGGAGCGCATGCCCGGCTGGCGGCGTGCGAAGGATAAGCTGGCAATCATTCGCCCCTACGGGCGGCAGCGATTTTACGAGAGGAGGGCGAACTCATGACGCCGCTGGAGAAGGACATGGAGCGGGCGCTCGTCGGGGCGGTGAAGCGCCGCGGCGGCATGGCGCTGAAATGGGTATGCCCCGGCTGGGCGGGCGTGCCGGACCGGATCGTACTGCTGCCCGGCGGGAGGGTGCTCTTCGCCGAGCTCAAGCGGCCGAAGGGCGGCGAGGTACGCAAGCTGCAGGAGTGGTGGCACGAGCGGCTCCGCCGGCTCGGGTTCACCGTGTGGGTGATCCGCGACCGCGGCGACATCGCGGCGCTCGAGAGCGCCATCGGGCAGCGGAAGAACGGGGGAAGGGAAGCATGAAATTCACGCCATACCCCCATCAGCAGGCGGGCATCGACTGGATCCTCCGCCGCCCCGCCTGCGCTCTGCTCTGGGGGATGGGGACGGGCAAGACGGTGACGACGCTGACCGCCGTTGACCGGCTGCTGTTTGACGAGATGGAGGACGGGCCGGTGCTGGTGATCGCGCCGAAGCGCGTGGCGGAAAACACATGGAGCAAGGAGGCCGCCAAGTGGGAGCACCTGCGGCATCTGCGGGTGCGGCGGATCATGGGCACGGCCCGGCAGCGTATGGAGGCCGTCCGCAGCGTATTCGAGGGGCCGTTCGCCGATATCTACGTTATCAACCGCGAGAACGTTGTCTGGCTGACCGACACGCTGGGCAAGCGCTGGCCGTTCCCGATCGTTGTGGTCGACGAGCTGAGCAGCTTCAAGAGCGCCTCCGCCAAGCGATGGCGGGCGCTGCGCCGCGTGCGCGGGCGGATCCGCCGGATCATCGGTCTGACCGGCACGCCGCGGCCGAACGGGCTGGAGGATCTGTGGCCGGAGATCTATCTGCTGGACCAGGGCGAGCGGCTGGGAAAGACGCTCGGCGCTTTCCGGGCGCGCTTCCTGCTGCCGGAGAAGATGAACGGCCACATCGTTTACAGCTACCGTCCCCGCGACGGCGCCGAGGCGGAGGTATACGAACGACTCTCCGACATCTGCATGAGCATCCGCAAGGAGGACGTGCTGCGTCTGCCGGGGCAGATCTATGAGACCATCGAGCTGGACGCCCCGCCGGCGCTGCTGCGGCGGTACAAACAGTTTGAGCGGGAGAAGGTGCTGGAGTGTCTGAACGCCGAGGGCGGGATTGTGGCGGGGACCGAGGCGGCGCTCACGAACAAGCTGCTGCAGTTTGCCAACGGCGCGATCTACGACACGGAGGGGCAGGTGCACCCGCTGCACGAGATCAAGCTGGACGCGCTGGAGGAGCTTACGGAGGCGGCAGGGGGCGAGAGCGTGCTGGTGCTTTACGCCTACCGGCACGACGCCGGGCGCATCCGGCAGCGCATCGCCTGCCGGGCGCTGGACACGCCGGAGGACATCGACGCATGGAACCGGGGGGAGATCCCCGTGGCGCTGGCGCACCCGGCGAGCATCGGCCACGGACTGAATCTGCAGGACGGCGGGCACATCATTATCTGGTTCGGGCTTACATGGAGTCTGGAGCTGTACCAGCAGGCCAACGAGCGGCTGAACCGCCCCGGGCAGCGCAGCGTGTGCCGGATCTACCATCTGATCCTCAAGGGCACGCACGACGAGCGGGTGCTGCGCTCGCTCGCCGACAAAGACAAGGGACAGGCGGCAGCCATTGAGGCGCTGCGTCTGGAGATCGTGAAGGAGGATAACGGAAGATGATCCGAGAGTGTGTTATATGCGGCGGGGCGTTTGAGAGCCGCCAAAACCGAAAAACGTGCAGCGACGCGTGCCACGCGGAGAACCGGCGGCGTTTGCATACGGAAGCAAATCACCGCGCCGCGCAGGAGCAGGCCGCACGGAGAGGGCGCAGCACGGCGGCGGGCCGGGCGCTTGCCGGGGTAAACGCCGCGGCGCGGGCAGCGCATGTGAGCTACGGACAGTATGTGGCAATCCTGAAGGACGCGGCGGCGCGGCATCTGCCGCCGCAGGAGATCGAGGCGAAGCTGCGGGGGGCCGCGCGATGGTGAAGGAGAAGCTGCGCCGCTACGGCGACTGCCGGCAGGAGCTGCGGCAGATCCGGCGCATGCTGGCCGAGCTGGAGGCGCGCATGACCGCGCCGCGGGCGCAGGCGCTCACCGGAACGCCCGGCAGCCCGTCCAAGGATCCGGACAAGCTGACCGGCCTTGTGGCGCGGGCCGAGGAGCTGCGCGGCCAATACCGCCGCTGCATCGAGGAGCTGACGGCCGCGCAGCTGGAGGTCGAGCGGCTCATTGAAACGCTGGAGCCGAGGGAGCGGGAGATCTTCCGGCTGCGGTACATCGACGGCGCCAAGTGGGAGGACATCTGCGTGATCCTGTCCTACAGCTGGCGGCAGGTCCACCGGGCGCACTCGGCGGCGCTGCAAAAGCTGGAAGAGGTCGAAAAAGAGAGCGGCGAAAAATGAAGACCCGATGAAGAGAAGTGGAACAAGACTAAAGAGCTTGTTCCACTTTTTGGCTTTCTTGTTCCACTTCCGGGGGGGTCGGGGGCGCCCAAAGCGTGCGGCATCCACTTTACTATGTTAAAGGTCGTTGCAGTTGTTCACTCTTTTGTTCACTTTGGAAGAGCCTCGAAAACGTTGAAAAATAAGAACTTTTTCGCTAAGCGGAACAACTGCAACAACTGCAACAATACTTTTAAGAAAGTGTCAGATAAGGGCGTACAGCACAGGGGATATACGGTATATAGGGGTATTTAAGTGTTTTTGGAAAAATGGCGTTGCAGTTGTTGCAGTTGTTCACTTTAATGCCGTCGGCGCAGGATGGCATGGAATGGCACACTCCGGTGTGCTATACTGACAGCGTGAAGGGCTGCCGGGAGGCGGCTCTTTTTCGTACAGGCAGGACGGCATGAAACGTCCTGTTTGCGGTTCTCTCTTCTTGGACAAGCTGCGGCCCGTAAGAAACAGCTCCTCGTCGGAACGAGGCTCCGTCCGGAATGGCGGCAGGGCATAAGAAAAGACCGGGCGGCGAACCCGGTCTTTTCTGACATTACTTTCAAATGGCGCAAGGAGGCACAATCCCTCCGGCGCTGCGCGCCACCTCCCTTTACACAAGGGAGGCTTTACGCAGGGGCGGCGAACTGCTTCCGGCAGAGAGGGAGGCACAATCCCTCAGTCAGCCTTGCGGCTGACAGCTCCCTTTGCACAAGGGAGCCTTTGCACAAGGGAGCCTTTACGCAGGGACGGCGGGGCGTCCCGGATAAATTTTCAGGCAGGTGGTGGTTGTGGGGTGCTGCGGACGTCTGACAGACCGGCAGAAGGCTTTCTGCGACGAATATCTCATTGATCTCAACGCGACGCAGGCCGCGCTCCGCGCCGGGTACAGCCCGAAGGGGGCGCAGCGCATGGCGGTGCGGAATATGCAGAACCCGCTCGTGCAGGAATATCTCAACGAGCGGCGCGAGGCGCGCAGCAAGCGGACGCAGATCACGCAGGACTTCGTGCTCGGGGAGCTTATGAAGATCGCGACGGCGAACGGCACGGACTTTGCCAGCGTGGGCAAAGGGAACCGCGTCCGGCTCACGCCGACGGAGGAGCTGCCGCCGGAGAAGCGGGCGGCGGTCGCCTCGGTGAAGAAGGGGCGCGACGGCATGGAGATCAAGACCTACGACAAGCTGCGGGCGCTGGAGCTGCTCGGCAAGCATCTGGGCATGTTTGACGCGAAGAGCGGACGCGAGGAGGCGGACGCGCTCGAAAAGCTCGACCGGCTGCTGGAGGGGATCGGCGATGCTGCGGCTGAGTGAGAAGCAGAAGGCGTTCTGGCGCGAACCGTATCACCGGTGGAACATAAAGCACGGGGCGACGCGCTCCGGCAAGACGTATCTCGACTTTTTCGTTATCGCCCGCTCCATCCGCGAGCGGAAGGGGCTGGACGGGCTGATCGTCCTTATGGGCAACACGAAGGGGACGCTGCAGCGCAACGTGATCGAGCCGATGCAGAATATCTTCGGCGCGGCGCTCGTGTCCAGCATCCGCAGCGACAACACCGCGACGCTCTTCGGCGAGCGGGTGCATTGTCTCGGCGCGGACAACAGGAAGCACGTGGACCGGCTGCGCGGCGTGAGCATCAAGTACTGCTACGGCGACGAGGTCGTTACCTGGGAGCCGGAGGTCTTCGAGATGCTCAAGAGCCGTCTCGACAAGCCGTACAGCCGGTTTGACGGCACGTGCAACCCCAAGGAACCGGATCACTGGTTTAAGAAATTCATTGACAGCGACGCGGATGTCTTCGCGCAGCAGTACTGCATCGACGACAATCCGTTTCTCGACGCCGACGTGCGGGCCGCGATGAAGCGGGAGCACAGCGGCGTTTTTTATGACCGTTACATCCTCGGAGAATGGTGCGTGGCCGAGGGGCTCGTGTTCCCGTACTTTTCCGCGGAGCGCGAGCGATGGCTCACCGACGCGCCGCGGGACGGCTACTCGAAGATCTGCGTCGGGCTCGACTTCGGCGGCACGGGATCGCTCAACACGATGTGCGCCGTCGGGTTCGTGAACGGGTACGAGCGGATGGTCGTGCTCGCGGAGAGCGCGCTGCCGCGCGGCGAGCGGATCGACACCGAGGGCATCGCCGCGGCCTGCGCGGACTTCTGCGCGGGCGTGCGGGAGCGCTTCGGACGGTACGACCATGTGTTCGGCGACGCCGCCGACCCCGCGCTCATAAACCGCGTGGCGGCGATCCTGCGCGGGCGCGGGCTGCCCTGGCGGTGCGTCGGCGAGTGCGTCAAGACGCCGCTGGAGAGCCGCCCCGTGAGCGTGGACGGGCTGCTCTGCGCCGACCGGATCCGCATTGACCGGCGGTGTACGGGGCTTATCACGGCGCTCTCGCAGCTGCGCTGGGACGCAGACAAGCCGAGCATCCCCGAGGACAAAAATCTCGGGAACATCAACGACTACTGGGACAGCTTCAACTATGCATGGAGCGCCTGGACGGATTATTTTGACCGGAGGGCAAGATGAAGGAGCATGTAAAGGCCTATTTGGAGAAGGCAGGGTACGCCGTCAACACGGTGGCCGCGGATATCCTGTGGAAGGCGGACGACTGGTACCGCATCCGCGAGACGGACGACCACCGGCGCGTGACCGTGAGCGGAGAGCGCTACTCGCTCGCCCGGATGGGCTTTGCCAAGCGCGCGGCCGCGGACGACGCGAATCTCTGCGAGGTCGTGGAGATCGACGCGGGGAGCAACGACGAGGCGGTGCACGAGATCCTTGCCGCCAACCGGTTTGACACGCAGTACCGCGAGCAGCTGGAGCTGACCAGCGCGGAGGGGACGAGCGCCTGCTATGTGCGGCTCGAAGACGCCGACGTGATGAGCGACGGCACGCTCTCCGGCGGGCGGATCTGTCTCAACTATATCGGCGCGACCGGCTTTCTGCCGCTCACGGTGCGAAACGGCGAGGTCGTCGAGGCGGCGTTCTGCGGCGAGGCTCTCCGCGGCGCGCAGAGCGTGGACACACTCGTGATATGCACGCTCGATCCAGAGGGGAATTACCGGTACAAGACCGTGATCTTCACCGAGGACGGCGAGACCGGCAGCGAGCAGACGGTGCGGCTCGGCAATGTGCGCCCGTTTGCCGTGATGCGCACCGCCGAGGTGAACAGCATTGACGGCATGCAGGGCTACGGATACCCGAAGGTGTACGGCGCGATACCGGTGTTCCTCGGGCTGGACGCGGCGTTTTCCGCGCTGCTGGACGACGTGGACACCGCCGAGAAGATCACGCTCATCAACGAGCGGATCTGCGGCTTTGACGAGAAGGGCCAGCCGATCGCGCCGAACGAGGCGATGAAGCGGCGGTTCGTGTTTCTCGGCGATAAGCTGCCGCAGGCGGACGATCTGATCCACGAGACGTCCCCGCAGATCCGCATCGATATGTTCCGGCCGACGATCGAGTTTCTGCTCTCGCTCATGAGCCTCAAGTTCGGCTACGGCACGAAGAAGTATTCGTTTGACGCCTCGGGCGTCGTGCAGACCGCGACGCAGTACATCGGCGAGCGGCAGGACATGATGCAGGAGCTCAACCGGCAGCGCTTCCAGGCGAAGCAGTACATCTGCGGGATCATCCGCGCGGCGCTGTGGTTTTCCAACACGTTCTGCGGCACGGCCTGCGATCTTGACGAAGAGATCCGGATCGAGTTTGACGATTCCTACATCGAGGGCAAGACCGAACGGCTCGAGGGCATGCGGCAGGACGCGCTCGCCGGGCTCGGCGGCGTCCATGTCCGGGCCAGGTATCTGGCGGCGAAATACAATCTTGAGGAAGACGAGGCGCTCGCCTGGGCGCAGAGCGCGGACGAGGACTACGCCGAGGGATCGGAGAACGACTTCCCGACGGTGCAGAATATCCTGCGGAGGCGCTGAGCCATGCTGACGGAGGAGCAGCTCGAGATCTACGGCGGCGTGCTCGTGCCCGTGTTTCAGCAGCTCGAGCAGGACATCATCGCGGATATCGCCCGCCGCGTCCGGAAGGAGGAGCGATGGACGGAGACGGCGGAGCTGCAGGCCGAGGAGCTGCGGCGGCTCGGCTGGTCGCCGTACCGCATCCGGATCGAGGTGATGCGGCGGCTGCAGGCGAACAAAGAGTATGCAGCCATGGTCGAGCGGAACACGCTGGAGGCAAAGGCCGCGCAGCAGGCCGCCATCGACGAAGCGCGCGAGGCGCTGCGCGAGCAGGCGCCGGAGCTCTTCGAGACCGTGGGGAACATGGCATTCCGCAACGACCTTTCTCTCTGGGAGCAGGCGGGGCAGCGGCTCACGCGCGGCGGCGCCGTGGACCGGGCCGTGCGCGAGATGCGGAAGCGCGCGACGGGCGATATACTGAATCTCACGCGGACGATGGGTTTTTCCCTTCCGACCGGCAGCGTGCCGGCACGGCGGGCGTTCACTGCGGCGCTGAACAGCGCTCTGACGCAGGCCGTGAGCGGGACGGCATCCTATCAGCAGGCGTGCGCCAACGCCGTGCGGCTGCTGACGCAGAGCGGTCTGCGGCATATCGATTATAAAAACGGCGTCACGCGGCAGATCGACACCGCGGTGCGGAACGCCGTGCTCACGGCCTCGGCGCAGCTCTCCGGCGAGATCATGCAGGCGAACATCGAAGAGAGCGGCGTGGCGTATGTGCAGGTGTCGGCGCACTGGGGCGCGCGTGACAGCCATGCCGTATGGCAGGGGAAAGTGTATTCCCTCGCCGAGTTTCGCAGCGTGTGCGGGTACGGCGAGCCGTCGAACCCCGATCACATCTACTCCTACAACTGCCGTCACACGCATTATCCGTACTGGCCGGGGATCTCCGAGCCGGTCGAGTATCCGCCGGAGCCGGGGCCGTTCGAGGCGGATGGGAAGACGTACACCTACTACCAGGCGACGCAGCGGCAGCGGGCGATGGAGCGCAGCATCCGGGCGATGAAGCGCGACGCGCTCGCGCAGGACGCGATGGGGGACAAGGGCGCTCTGGCGGCGGCAAAGATCCGGCTCGACGAGAAAACGGCGGCGTACAAGCGCTTTTCCGCGCAGGTAAATATGCGTCCGAGACTTGAAAGGACACAGGTTTTCGGGTATGATAGGAGTACGGCGGCGAGGGCGTCAAAAGAAGTCCGCTTTCAGGAGTTTTGGAAAGCAATCTCTATTTCTCAACCCAAACGGGCGCACGCCGCGGAGAGAGCGGACTATGTTCAGCAGGTGTTCCGGAACGCAGCCAAGCTCAGCGAAGCGGATGCCAGAATTTTGGAGACTATCGCAGAGCGTTTTTCGTGGACGGAGGTCCCGACGGAGGCGGCCGACATCTATACGCTTGCGGCGCTAACCGCAAGAACCGGCGACGAGTTTGCCATGTTTGCGCGGGGAAACGTGAAGATCATCATGCATGGGGCGGGCGCAAACGGTATGCCGTGGACGCTGCCGAAGGACCTCGCCCGCCGGGTGTTTGACGAGCAGCTGCGCTGGACGGGGCATTCCCACCCGACAACGATGGATCTGAAGGCATCTAAGGATGACCGGAAAACGCTGGCCGTATTCAAGTGGCAGAAAAAAAGCACTATTGTAGATTTGACCGGAAAAACGATCCCCTTTACCACTAATATGTTTGATGATATCTACAAGTGAGGTGAAATAAGATGACCAGAGCCGAGGCAAAAAAGCAGGCCAAAGAAAAATATATTGAGCTGTGGGGAGAAAAATGGGTCCGAGAGAATGCGGGCCACATCGGCGGGTCTTTCTGTAATTTGTCGAACAATATGTACGAGATCGCAATTGACGAATGGACACCGAGCCCGCTGGAGTACTACCCGACCGGAGAGCCAATAATCTGGATGGGCGGAGATTCAAAGCCGAACCACAGAACGGTCTTTCTGTTTGATCTCAAAGCCGGAACCATGGAGATCACGGAGCACTTTTAAATGACTGAATCCCCGTGCTGCTTAGGATTGGGCATGAAAGCAAGTTTGAGAGTAGTGTAATCCCAAGTGGTAGTAAAACTTTTTTTCGTACCCGAAAGAAGGACGTTATGATATGCCCATATAAATGCCGCGCTGAGATCCATCAAACGCAGATCACGAAGGACGAGGACGAGCACGTTGAGAGTATAGTCGAATCGTGGGCGTTCCTTCCGATGCAGTGTCCGCAAGACAGCTGCGGAGCGTGGAACAACGGTCGATGCGAATACCGGGGCAACAGCGGATAACCAACAATTTCACAAATCGGAGACGACACGGAGACGTGCCGTCTTTTTATTTGCGCCGACGGGCGGTAAACGGAATACAAGCCGACGGGCTGAAAACGGAGGATAAACAGTATGGCAGAACCCATTCCCGCGCCGGTACCGACTCCGGCGCCGAACAACGCGCCCACTCCCGCGCCGGCGGCTGCGCCGAAAGCGGAGGATATCGCAGCGGCGCTCCTCACCGCGCTGGAGACCCGCCAGCAGCGGACCGAGCGCAGCGTCGCCAAGAGCTTCTCGGAACAGTACGGGCTTTCCGAGACGGAGATCTCCGACATTCTCGCCAAGGCCAAGGCGGAGAAGGAGGCCAAAATCCCGGAGGCCGCCCAGGCGGAGATCACGAAGCAGCTTGAACGCGCTAACGGCCTTCTCATTGCCGCGGACGTACGCGCCAAGGGCGCGGCGCTCGGCCTTGTAGACGCCGACACGGCGCTGCTGCTTCTCGACAAGAGCAAGATCAAAGTGGACGACAAAGGCATTGTGACGGGCACGGAAGAGGCTCTGAAAGACCTGCAGTCGTCCAAGGCGTATCTTTTCGCCGCGCAGCCCACGGGCCAGAAGGGCATCGTCGGCGGGAAGATCGACAACCCCAATCCGGGCGGCGAGCCGGACGGCGTTACGGCCGCTTTTCTTCGCCGGAATCCCGGTATGAAACTTTAAGGAGGAACAAATTATGGCTTCAGGTGGAACCAATACTACTCACACCCTTCAGGAACGCTATTCTTCTCTCGTGCTGGCGAAGATCCGCCAGGAGCTTGTGCTCAAGGACGGCGTCATCTTCAACAACGACTATGAGGGCAGCCCCAAGGCGGGCGCCGTCAAGATCCCCGTGCGCGACACGGAGGTTGCCGTTTCCGACTACGACAAGGCCAACGGCATCACCGCCGGCACCGGCGGCACGGCCTATGAGACGATGACCATCGACAAGGACAAGGGCGTCAACGAGATCATCGACGGCTATGACGCTGCCGGTGTACCCGACAATCTTGTGGCGGATCGTCTCGACAGCGCCGGGTATTCGCTGGCCGGGCAGATGGACAGCGACGGCGCCACGGTGCTGATCGCCGGGGCGACGGCACTCAACACTGCCCAGCTCGGCAAGGACAACATCTGGGAGACGATCGTTGATATCCGCACTGCCATGAGCAAGGCGAACATCCCCAACGACGGCAAGCGCTATCTGCTCGTCACGCCGGATACCTACGCGCTCGTGCTCAAGTGTCCGGAATTCACCCATGCGTCCGATCTCGGCGACGCGGTGCTGCAGACCGGCGCGCTCGGCAAGATCGCGGGCTTCCTCGTGTTCGAGTGGAACGACGCCACGGCAAACCTTGCCATGGTCGCCGGTCATCCGCGCTTTGCCACCCGCTGCAAGGAGTTCGCCGTGCCGGTGCATCTGCAGGATCTTTCCGGCAGCGGCAGGTACATCGGCGCTTCCGCCGTGCAGGGCCGTCTGGTCTATGCGCACAAGGTGCTGCGCAGCGTGGCGATCCGCGCGGTGTACTCGCCCGGCGCGCTGGCTGTTACCGCGGCGCAGGGCGCGACCGCGGGCGGCACGAAGCTCACCGTGACCGGCGCGTCCGGCACGCTGAAATACACGAAGAACCCCGCGTCCCGCGCGGTGTTCGGCGCGGTCTACGGCGGCACGGCTCTCACGAGCGGCACGACCGAGATCGCCGGCTGCGCCGCCGGCGACGTGATCGAGGTCGCGGAGATCGTCTCCTCCAAGGTCAAGAGCGTCGGCTACATCACGCTGAAAGCGTCCGAGATCAAGGCGTAAGAAGGCGGAGGCGGCGCATGAGCTACGCGACGTGGGAGTATTACAGCGGCAGCCACACCACCGTGCAGACCGAGCAGGAGTTTACCCGATTGAGCCGCATCGCTGCCCGGAAGATCGATATCTTTACCGGGCAGCGCGCCGCCGGTGCTGCCGGATATAAAGCGGATGCCGTGCGGGAGTGCGAGTGCCAGCTCGTCGATTATCTGCACGCAGCGGAGGCCACGGCGCAGGGGCAGGGCATCACAAGCGTATCGAACGACGGATACTCCGAGAGCTACCAGGCTTCAACGCCGGAGCTGCTGGAGGCGAATCTTCGTGCTGCGGCGTTTGCCTGGCTCTCCGGCACCGGACTGATGGGGGCGTTCTGATGGGGCCTTTATTTACGGATACCGTCACCGCCTACCATCGCACGCGGGAGGGCCGGGCGGACATCTGGACGCGGCGCGAGCTGCGCGGCGTCCAGTGGCGGCAGAAGACCGTCCGCACCGCGCTGGCCAACGAGGCCGGAAAGATCCTCTATGCCGCAGAAACGACCATCACGATCCCCGCACCGGCGGCCCCGGGCGGTCTGACGCTCGCGCCGGGGGATGTGCTGGTGTTCGGCGCGTGCGCTGCGGAGATCTCCGAGGAGTATACCGAGGACGATCTTATCCGCGGCCACGGCGCCGTGATTGTGCAGAGCGTAGCGGACAACACGCTGCGGCCTCGGCTGCGCAGCTGGAAGGTGGTGTGCGTCTGATGGCGGTAAAATTCACCATGAAGTCCACAAGAGAGCTGCTGAAGGCGCGCGGGCTGATGGCGGGGGATACCGCCCAGAAGTTCGTAGACGGCGAGGTGCTGCGCCGCTGCGCGCCGATGGTGCCGTTCGACAGCGGCGCGCTGAACCGAAGCGGCACGACCAACACCCGCCTCGGCTCGGGTGAGGTGCGCTACGCCACACCCTACGCCCGGCGCTGGTATTACCGGCCTGCGAACTTCACCGGCGCGCCGATGCGCGGGAACTACTGGTTTGAGCGGATGAAGCAGAACGGCGGGAAGGACGCCATTCTGCGCGGTCTGGCCAAACTTACGGGAGGAAACGCCAAATGACGGTAAGCGAGAGCATCATCCGCTGGCTGTACGGATTCGGCGATATCGAGGCCGGAGACCGCATCGAGACCGACCAGCTCGACGGCGAGGCGGGCAGCTACGGGCTTTATAAGCAGCCGACGAAGGACGTTGTGCCGTTCGTTGACGGCAGCCGCGACGTTACGGAGTATTATTACCTGCTCGCGCGGCAGTCCTCGAAGGCCGAGGCGTCCCGCGTGGGCAACCAGGCGTGGATGGAATCACTGGAAAGCTGGGTGCGGCAGAAGAGCCGCTCCGGGGATCTGCCGCAGCTGGACGGCGGGAGGAGCTGCCACGCTGTCGGCGTGTCCGTCAGCGCATATATGTCCGGCGCTGCCGAGAGCGGCACATCGGAATATCAGATCACAGTATCTATCAACTATACGGAGGTATGAATTATGGCAAAAGTCATGCGGTACATGATCGCGGACTATCTCAAAACGGGCTCTACGCCGAGCGATACCTACTCGCTCATGGGCACGGGCTTCACGACGCTGGACGAGAACCCCGCCGCCAAGGTGGAGAAGACGCCCTACATCAACGATAAGAGCGCGTCCGGCACGATCACCGGGTACGAGAACTCGTTTGCATTCGATACGCAGATGATCTCGGACGACGCGGCGATCTCGTTCCTTTACGACATTGCCCGCAATCAGAAGACCGGCAGCGACGCGGAGACGGACTACATCCGCGTTGATCTCTACAAGGACGAAGCCTCCGGCGCATATCCGGCGCGGAAATTCCGCGTGTGCGTCGAGGTCACCGGTATCACCGGCGCCGGTACGGAGATCGTGAAGGTGGCGGGCAATCTGCACCAGGTCGGCAACTTTGTGGAGGGCACGTTCAACCCCTCGACAAAGGCATTCACCGCCAAGAGCGAGTAAGGAGAGCGCGGGATGAAGAAGATCTCTCTGACATTCAAAAAGCCGCAGATCTCCATCAACGGTGAGATTTTCGACGTTTCGCGTTCGGACGCCGCCATTATCCGGGATCTTCTGGAACTTGACCGGCGATTCGAGGGCGCGGATATGAACGACCCGGGCAGCGTTCTGGAAAAGAACGAGGCGATGCTCGCGTACATCGACCGGCTGCTCGGCCCCGGCGCGGTGGAGAGGATCCTCGCCGGTGTCAAGGGCATGGACGGGTTTGATCTCGGCCTTGCCGGCATCGGCGAGCTGACAGCGCAGATCGCCCGGCTCGCGGGCGCGGCTTACGCGGAGAGCATCCGCGCAAAGTACGATGATTGATTTTTCTCTGTCCCGCACGAAGAAAAAGGCGCTGCCCGACACCGTGGAGGTGGACGGCAGCGTCTACGATATCCGGCCGGGATTCCGGAATATCCTCAAGATCCTCCGGCTGCAGAACGATCCGGACGTGCTGGACGGACACAAGGCAGAGCTGCTTTGCCGGTGGTTTTTTGACGGCGAAGCGCCGGAAGCGTGGGCGGAAGCGTTCGGGCATTTCGTCCGTGCCGGCGACGAGCCGGAGCTGCCTGCCGGTGAGCGGGACTTCGATTATGAGTTTGACGCGCCGGAGATCTATGCTTCGTTCCGGCAGCTGTACGGCATCGATCTCATGGACGCGGAGCTGCACTGGTGGCAGTTCCGCGCGCTGCTCGGCGGCTGCTTTCTCTGCCGCTGCGCGCTGTCGGAGAAGATCCGGCTGCGGCATCTGGACGTTTCCAAGTGCGAGGACAAAGCGGCGGCGCAGCGGGCGAAGGACGCCGCGGCGATCCCGGACGCCGTCGGAATCGACGAACGGCTGCTCACCGAGCAGGTGCGTGAGCGGCTGCTGCGCGGGGAATCCATCGAGGATCTTATCCGTTCCGAAGGAGATGCATTATGAGCGACGGGACACTTTCTTTTGACACCAAAATCGACAGCAGCGGATTCAGCCAGGGCGCAAGCGAGCTCAAAAGTCTGGCGACTAGGGCCATCGCCGGGATCGGTATTGCGATCTCCGGTAAAGCGATCGCCGATACGATCATCAACATTACCAGGCGGTCTGTTGAGCTCGCGTCCGATCTGCAGGAAGTGCAGAACGTGGTCGATGTCACCTTCGGTGACGGCGCCGATACGATCAACAAATGGGCGAAGGGCGCGTCAACGGCCTTCGGCATTACGGAGCTTTCGGCGCTGCAGTACACCGGCACCATGGGCGCCATGCTCAAGAGCATGGGACTTTCCGGCGACGCGGTGCGGCAGATGTCCACCGATCTTACAGGGCTCGCCGGGGACTTCGCCTCATTTTTCAACATCACGAGCGACGAGGCGTTTGCCAAGATCCGCTCCGGCATTTCCGGCGAGACCGAGCCGCTCAAGCAGCTCGGCATCAACATGAGCGTTGCCAATATGGAAGCCTACGCCATGGCGCAGGGCATCGACAAGGCGTATTCCTCCATGACGCAGGCAGAGCAGGCGACGCTGCGGTATAACTATCTGCTCAGCGTTTCGGCGGACGCGCAGGGCGACTTTGCCCGCACCGCCAGCACGAGCTTTGCGAACGCCTCGCGCATCACGGAGCTGAACATCCAGAACATCGGCGCCGCCATCGGCAAGGAGCTGATCCCCGCAGCGACCCGCGCGCAGAAGGCGGTCGGAGGCTTCGCGGCGGATCTGGCGGAGGCTATGAACAGCGGCGGCATCCGCGGCGGGGTCGAGTACATCAAGACCGAATATCCCGCGGCGACGGCGGTAGTGAGCGGCCTTGCGGCAGCGTATGGGTCGTTTGCCGTTGTCAGCACCGTAGTGTCGGTGCTCAAAGCTTTCCAGACGGCACAGGTTCAGGTAGCGCTGGCGGCGGCATCAAGTACAGCCGGTCTTGCTGCGGAAGCAACGACTATGACGGCCCTGGAACTCATTACAGCGGCACTTACGGGGAAATTGACCGTCGCGGCGGCGGCGCAGCAGCTGCTGAACCGGACGTTTCTTGCCAATCCCTATGTGGCAGCCGCTGCGGCTATCGGCGCGCTTGTCGCCGGCGCTGTAGCGCTGCAGAAGGCCTATGTGAAGGCGAACCCTGCGCTGCGAGAAGCGCAGAAAAACACGCTTGCGCTCAATCGCTCCATGGAGGATCTGGCACAGACACAGAAGGATTCTGCGGCTGCCTATCAAAGCAGCATCGACGACATTGAGAGCAATGCTCTCGCGGCGGAGAAGCTCGTCGGAAAGCTGAAGGAGCTCTCCGGCGGATACACCGGCACGGTCAACGAGCAGCGGCTCATGCAGACGATCTGTGATGAGCTGAACGGCTCGGTGGACGGACTGAATGTGTCCTTCGACGCGCAGACCGGCGCACTCAACATGTCCACGGACGCCATGAGCGACCATATCGCCAAAATGAAGGAATCCGCGCGCGTAACGGCCTCCATGGAACGGTACACGCAGCTGCTCAAGGAACAGGCCGAGGCGGAGTATAACCTGTATATTGCGGAGAGAAACCGCACCGCTGCGCAGGCGGCCTACTCCGAAAACGATGTCGGTACCTGGGGTACGGCTCTGAAGGCAAACGAGGCGTGGAGCCAGGCAAAGCTGGCGGCGGACGACGCTGCGGCCGCGGTAGCCGATTACGAGGGATACATGGCTGATGCCGGCATTACGGCGCAGAGTACAGCAGCCGCCATCGAGGACACTGCGGATGCGCTGGACGCCAGTGCGGAAGCCGCTGAGCGGGTTGTTCTTGGCGGGTATGATGTGACGGATGTGCTGGAATCTATCGGCATGAGCGCGGATGAGGCATCCGAACGGCTCGATACTTTTACAGATGCCGCGACCAACATGTTCGAGAAGATCAACACGAAGTCCGACATTTCCGTGAAGGATATGATAAAGAACCTGCAGCACAACACGCAGGCGATGGAGGACTGGGGCAATAACATTGCCCAACTCGGCGGCCAGCTGCCGTCCGATCTTCTGCAGCCGCTGATCGACCAGGGGCCGGAGAAAATGGCGGGCGTTATGGCCGAGCTGGCAAAGTCAACGCCGGAGCAGCTCTCGGCGCTGTCGCAGGCTTTTTCCGATGGCGGCGACGCCGCGGCGCAGGCGTGGCTCCAGTCTCTCGGCGCCGTGGCCGAAACGGAGGAAAACCCCGTGGCGGACGCGGCGGAGAAGATCGCCGCTGACACCCGTCTGACCGAAGCGGTCGAAGGACAGGTCACGGCGGCCACGACGGCGCTGGGCGCGATGGAGGGGAATTTCACCACCATCGGCGCGCAGGCAGTGCAGGGCCTCATCAACGGCCTTGCCTCAAAGAGCGGAGCGCTTGAAGGTCAGATGCGTGCGCTTGCCGCGATCATGACCCGGACGTTTACCGTGACGCTGCGGATCCAGAGCCCTTCCAAGGTGTTCCGGTCTTATGGCGCTTTTATCTCCGAAGGTCTTGCCGACGGCATCCGCAGCGAGCTTGACGGCGTGAAGCATGCCTCGCTGGACGCTGCTGCAGCGTCGCAGAGCGGCTTTACGGATGCCCCGTATTTGACCAATACATCGGCGGTCCGCGAGACAAAGAGCACACGCAGCGCGGCTGCCGCGACGCCGGCGGCGCCGGTCGTGCAGAACATCTATGCGCGGAAGCAGTCCCCGGCACAGATGCTGCGCGAGGCGAAATTTTTGCAGGAAAGGGCGGTGCTGATCGGTGTTTGATCTGCGCGTCGTCAGCGGGAACACCTCGCTGAAAATGGGACATCGGCAGTCCGTTTACAAGATCACAACGCTCACCGGAATCGACGGCATCCCGGTGAGCGTTGTTACATCGCAGGGCTTTGAGCAGGTGGGGGAGTCTGTGGACAGCATGTCCGTCGGCTCGCGTCAGATCGGCCTCATCGGCCGGATCGACAACTTTACCGGCGAACAGCTGCAAGCGCTGAATACGGCGTTTCTCCCGATGATGACCGTCCGGCTCTACTTTGAGGAAAAGTACTGGATCGACGCGGTCATCAAGGAGGCACCGGTGTTTACCTACAGCCTGCGGACGGTGCTCTTTGCCGTGCAGCTGCTGGCGCCGTATCCGTATTGGAAGAGCGTCAAAGAGCACTATTACAAACTCGGCGGCTCGACCGGCGGCTTCAATTTTCCGGTATCCTACGATACGCCGCACAATTTTGAGCAGTTCAACGAGACGCTGTTTCTCAACTGTGTCAACCGCGGAAACACCAGAGTGGATTACAGCGCGGAGATCCGATGCACGTCCGGACAGGCCGCCAACATCACGCTCACGAACGCCGGAAACCAGAAATTCATCGCCGTCAAGACGACGCTTACGGCGGCGGACACCGTGCGGATCTTCCGCGAGAATAACATCCTTCGCGTGACGAAGGAGACCGCCGGCCAGACATCGGACATTTTCAGCGCGCTGGACGAAGATTCCAATCTGTTCTTCATGGACGTCGGCGACAACGTGATCCGGGCGGACAAGGAGAGCGGAGACGGACGGCTGGCGGTCGTGATCCGGTTTTGCGACACGGTCGTGGGGGTGCGCTATGGCATTTAACATCTACGACGAATCGCTTACCCGCGTGGGCGAGATCCGTACGGTCATCTCGTCCACCTGGGAAGAAAAATTCGCGGACAAGGGAATATGCCAGCTCGTCGTGGCGAACTCCGAGGCGGCATCGAGACTGCTGCTGCCGGGGCGTTTCGTAGGAAAAAACGATAAGTCTACGCTCTGGCAGATCAAGACGAAGGAAAAGCGCGAGGGAGAGCTGTGGATCAACGGCTTCACGGCAAACTATACGCTGCTGGACGACCGCGTATACGACGGCATCCACACGTCCAATGTCGTGGCGGACGACCTTCGCGCGGCAGTCATCGGAAAACGCGCGCCGGGCATCGTTGCGCTGGCTGCGGACCGCGGACTGACCGGCTCCGTCGTTTCCGAGCACACATACCCCACACTGTTCGAGCTTTCCAAGGACCTGTGCGGCTCGGCGGATTACGGCTTCCGGTTCGTCCACGACCGAGCCGCGAAGAAACTGCTTTTTGACGTCTTCGCCGGGCAGGAGCAGTCAAACGCCAAGTTTTCCGAGGCGTTCGGCAATCTGGCAAATCTTGTCCTGCAGCAGTCCGACGCGGATTTTAAAAACGTTGCCTTTGTCGGCGGCGAAGGGGAGGGCAGCGGGCGGATATTCGTTGTGTGCGGCGATACGACGGCCGAAGGGCTTGCCCGGCATGAGCTCTTCGTCGATGCGCGGGATCTTCGCAAGGAGAACGGGCAGACACAGACGGCATACGAAGATCTTCTCAAAGAACGCGGCCTGCAGAAGCTGAACGAACACAACCGGAAGCTGAGCGTGACATTTGATGTGGATCCGGCAGACTTCGGCACGGCGTACAGTCTCGGCGATACCGTGTGCTGCATCCTCCCGGAGGACGGGCTGAAGCTGTTTGTGCGGGTGATCGCTTTTGAGGAGACGATCGAGGACAACCGCACAGCACTGTCCCTCACGATCGGCACGCCGGTCATACAAACGATTGGAGGTAACAAATGAGTGAATTTGCCTACCCGCTCGGCGGGAAACAGGATTATACGTCGGCACAGGCCGGAGCCTTCCACGGGACGCGGACGTCTGGCGTGTGGTCCGGCGAGGATAACCTGAAAGTGACGATCACCGGCGCCCGGCAGCTGACGCTGTCCAAGGGCATTGCCTGGTTCACGACGGAAGAGTATTGGGGCAAAGTCTACGTCAATACGGCGGATATCAACTTTACTCTGCCGGTCGCGGATGCGGTTCTGGATCGTATCTGCCGCCTGGTCATCCGCTGGGACAAGACGGCCAACACGGCAACGGCGCAGCTGCTGATGGGCGATCTGGGCAGCTCACCGTCAGCGCCGGCACGATCCAAAACGGACGAACTGTACGATCTCGTCCTTTGCGACTATCTCGTAGCACACGGCGATCTGGCGGCCACGGCGGCGAATCTGACGGACCAGCGCCTGAACGAGGATCTCTGCGGTCTGATGAGGGACGGTGTTACCAGGATCCCGACTGCGGCGCTGGAAGCACAGGTATCTGCGCTGCTGGATCAGCTCCGCACGGCCATCGAACAGGCGGCAAGCGGGCAGATCGCGGACGGCACGATCACAACGCCAAAATATGCCAACAAGTCCGTCACTGCCGAAAAGCTTGCGAACGATATTCCGTATACGAAGTTCGGTCTTGTAGCCGATCAGGTGCGGCACGTTTACGCCGGAACGACGGAGCCGGGCGCCGGTCTCGGCAGCGACGGGGATATCTATCTCATGTATTCGGAGTGAGGTGAGCGGGATGGCATGGAGCAAAACAGCGCCAGAACTGCCGAACGGCAGCGCGTGGGAGCAGACGATCACAAAGACAAACTTTTTTGAGCAGAACTGGTTTGTACTGAGCGGCGAATACTCTATCGCAAGGCTGGAAGGGAAACAGTTTGCCGTCCGTGTTTTGGTATCCCCAAGCGGCGGTTCTTACGGCAACCATCCGGAATACGCCGACTTATATCTCCGCTGCGATATCGGGGATGCTAAGGGGACAGCCGAAGAGCCCGGCGATCTCCCCAAAACGCCAACGTATTGGTATTTCGTTGGAGAAGCTGATGCAGGGACGGAAATCACCGTTGTTTACGGGATAACAAGCAGCTCTTCCAGCAGAAGTAACGGCACGGTCAATCTGACCGCCCCCGCGCTGCTCGGCGCGACGGTTTTTTTGAGGGTCGGCGGCGTGTGGAAGAGCGCGCAGGTCAAGGTCAAGATCGGCGGCGTCTGGAAGGACGCCGTGGCAAAATTCAAAGCAGGAGGTATATGGAAATGACAGAAACCGAACTTCGACGGAAAGTCGTGTCCACTGCTCTTTCGTGGATGGGGACGCGCGAATACGACGCCAAGCATTACGAAATGCTGGACATCTACAACGCCCAGCGCCCGCTTCCCAGAGGCACGCGGATGCTCACCTCTTGGCCGTGGTGCGCGGCGTTCGTGTCCACCGTGTCCTTGCAGTGCGGCCTGCGCGACATCATGCCTACCGAGTGCGGCTGCCCGGGTATGGTGCGGCTCTATCAGGAGATTGGCCGCTGGGCGGAGGATGACGCCTATATCCCGTCTCCGGGTGACGTGATCTTTTACGACTGGCAGGATACGGGGTACGGCGACAATGCCGGACAGCCCGACCACGTCGGCATTGTGACTGCCTGTGACGGTCAGACGATGACCATCATCGAGGGCAACTGCGACAACGCCGTCAAAACGCGCAGTCTTGCCGTGAACGCCCGCTTCATCCGCGGATATGGTGTTCCCAACTTTGCGAGCAAGGCGGACGGCGCAGAGCCGCAGCCCGAACCGGCGCCGGAACCGACGCCGCAGCCTGAACCGGAGAAGCCCGCCGAGGAGTCTACGGTTGACCCGTTTATCACCAAAACGGCACGAGAAGTCATCGCCGGTAAATGGGGAAACGGACAGGCTCGCAGGGACGCGCTCGCCGCATGGTTCACAAAGGCCGTGCAGGATGAAGTAAACCGTATCTTGGGGGGCTCGGCATGACAGAAATGGAAATGGTGCGCACCCTCGCAGAACTCATTGCGCTCGGCACCGCGATTGTGGTGCCGATGCTGAAACTCAACTCGAACATCGTCAAACTCACGGACGCGGTGAACGGGTTGAAAGAGGCAAACGGCAAACTGGAGAAATCCAACATGGAAGAGCACAAGCAGCTTCACGAGCGCATCAACCACCGCAAAAAAGAAAATGAGGAACTGGACGATCGCGTGGCTGACCACGAGCGCCGTATCGGTATCCTCGAACATAAATAATTTCAGGAGGACAAGCACATGAACGAGATTCTGGCAACCTACAGTCTGGAGATCATCAAGGCCGTCGTACTGGCGATCTTCGCCATCATCGGCGTGTATGCCGCGAAGCTTCAGACAAAGTACATCGACACGGACACCAAGCGTAAGATCGCGGCAACCACGGTCGCGTACATCGAGCAGGTGTACAAGGATCTTCACGGCGACGAGAAGCTTGCGCGCGCCCTTGTTGTCGCGGCGTCGATGCTGTCGCAGAAGGGCATCAAAACAACGGAGGAGGAACTGAAAGTACTGCTGGAGGCTGCGGTCAAGGAAATGAACGATAAATTTAAGAAAGAAACCGCGGCAGCCCAGAGCGCGCTTGAAGAGACTCATAATACAGGATTCACCGTCAAACCGGCCTCTGAATGACAGAAAAACGAGGGGGCGAAAATACCCCCGGCACACCCTCGTTTTGACATGATTTTTGACACGTTTTTTGTGCCCGCGGCTACCATGACCGACCGTGCACGAACACATAGAGAAAATACGGCAAACCGTTGATAAACAAAGAAAACTCCGGAAGCTCAAGGCTTCCGGAGTTTCTTCATTTTGGCGGAGAAGGAGGGATTCGAACCCTCGATAC